CTTATGTAACTACAGGTGTGGCATCAGGAATCCGCAAAGTTACAAACGCGGAGTAAGAATTCACTCTCGGACGCTTAGCTTGATGCGTCTTTAAACAAAATGGAGTAAGGGACTATTTCCTCCCTAGAAGGACACTTCATAAAATCAAGTTAGTTTGTCAGGCACTGTTGATTCTTATCCTGTTCATACTAGACCTAGCCCCATCTACGAACGAAGCGGGGCTACATTAATCGTAAGCGAAGACCGCTTTACGAGGTTAACCTATGGAGAATAAAAATTGAAGATTGTAGATAACAAAGCACTGCTACTTAACTTGCGTAATCCGGGTAAAGTGACGAGTGTTATACCTAAGAGTAAGACGTTATCAGAACATGAAGTATTAGTTAACTGGGGAGTAGATGAGGTACAGGTACTACGTAACATAGGTATCAATGCACCCTCACCAATAGAAGGTAGGTATGAGTGGACAGGTAGGTATGACCCATACGATCATCAGAAAGCTACCGCAAGTTTTATGACACTAAATAAAAAGTCTTTTTGTTTTAATGAACAGGGGACAGGCAAGACAGCCAGTGCTATATGGGCGGCAGATTACCTACTAAACCAAGGTAAGGTAAATAGAGTGTTAGTTATATGTCCTCTATCTATCATGGAGTCCGCATGGCGCAATGACTTGTTCAGTTTTGCTATGCACCGCAAGGTAGATGTGGCGTATGGTTCAGCCAAGAAGCGTAGAGAGATAATAGCAGGTGACGCTGATTTCGTGATAATAAATTACGATGGGGTGGAGATTGTACAAGACGCTGTGGCTGAGGGTGGTTTTGATTTAATAATCGTTGATGAAGCTACACACTATAAGAATGTGCAGACAAAACGGTGGAAGACGTTAGCTAAGTTAGTTAGTAAAGATACGTGGTTGTGGATGATGACAGGTACACCTGCGGCACAAAGCCCTACCGATGCGTATGGCATAGCAAAACTTGTTAACCCTAATGGTGTACCTAAGTTCTTTGGGTCTTTTAGGGACTTAGTGATGCAGAAGGTCACTAATTTTAAATGGATACCTAAAGATACGGCTACTGATTCAGTTCATAGAGCCTTACAGCCCGCTATAAGATTTACGAAAGACGAGTGTTTAGACTTACCCCCTATGGTGTACGTACACCGTGAAGTAGATATGACTGCGCAACAAAAGAAATACTACAAAGAATTAAAGAGTAAGATGGTTACGCAAGCGGCGGGCGAACAAATTACAGCTGCGAATGCGGCAGTTAACATGAACAAGCTACTACAAATATCTTCTGGTGCGGTATATACCGATACAGGTGATGCAGTGCAGTTTGATATAACAAAACGGTATAAGGTATTAAAAGAAGTAATTAGTGAGTCGAGTAAAAAAGTATTAGTATTCGTACCCTTCAAACACACTATCGACATGCTAACTAATAAGTTACGCGATGATGGTATAACCGTTGAGGTAATACGTGGTGACGTTAGTGCGGCTAGAAGAACAGATATATTTAAGCGGTTTCAAGAGCAAGATGACCCTAAAGTTTTAGTTATTCAGCCACAGTCAGCGGCACATGGTGTAACACTTACAGCGGCTAACACAGTAGTGTGGTGGGCACCGACTAGTTCGTTAGAAACGTATGCGCAAGCGAATGCTAGGGTGCACAGGTCAGGGCAAGACCAAAAATGTACAGTGGTGCACTTGCAAGGATCGTTTGCAGAAAGACGCGTTTACTCACTATTGGGCAATAGAATAGACGTTCACACAAAGATGATCGATCTATATAAAGAAGTGCTTGACTAGCTAAGAGTTGTACGCTATTGTCAATATCCCTTAACTAAGGAGCGTAGTATGAGTGAGACACCTACTGCTGAAAAACTGACGAGCGTCTACATAAAGATTAAAGATAGGCGTTCTGAGTTAACAGCTAAATTCAAAGAAGAAGACTCTGCGCTATCCGATCAGTTAAATAAGGTTAAGAAAGCCTTGTTGAAATACTGTGAAGAGCAAGGAGTTGATAGTGTTAAAACGTCAGCGGGTATGTTTTATAGGTCGGCTAGAACACGTTATTGGACTAGTGATTGGTCTTCAATGCATGAGTTTATATTGGAGAACGAAGTGCCAGAGTTGTTAGATAAACGTGTTAACCAGAATAATATAAAGCAGTACCTAGAAGAAAACCCTGACAAGGTACCGAAAGGGTTAAATGTAGATTCTGAGTATATTGTCTCAGTGAGGAGAAAGTAATGTCTAGTAAGTTTGTACCTGTAGATGCTGTAGCAGATCGCTTTGGCATGTCTGTGCATACCGTACGTGGTTGGGTGCGTAGAGGTTTAGTACCTGATGAGTTGTATGTAAAGATTGGAAACACGTATCGTTATGATGTAGATGGTTTGGAAGGTCATTTTTTAGGCCCGAAGAACCAAGAAGTAAGTAAAGAAGAAGTCAAGGAAGTAGTTAAGGAAGAAAGCGGTGATTTTGTTTTTGACCCTGACGCGCTAGACGAGGACTTCTAGTGAGAAGGTTAAGCATACGTGGTGGTGAGTTTAGTTTGGTTGGGGATAATCAACAAGAAGTATTATCGTCAGACAATATAAACGTAATCATTATAAATGCCGCGCCTGTATCTAGGTCATACTTTGGTGCTCAGTTCGACCCTAACAAGTCTACTGCACCTGTATGTTGGTCTGATGATACACAACGACCCTCTCCCAAGGTACCACAGGAAAACGTGCAAGCACGTAGGTGTATGGATTGCACACAAAACGTACGTGGTTCTGGTGAGAATGGTGGTAGGGCTTGTCGGTTTCAACAACGACTGGCTGTTGTATTTGAAGGAGACTTAGAAGAAGTATATCAGTTGCAGATAAATGCCCTTACTATTTTTGGTAAGGTGGTGAATGGTAATATGAGTATGCAAGCATACGCCAGACACTTATCTACACATGATATGTCCGTTATTGCTGTCGTTACGAATATATATTTCGATAAAGATAGTGTAGTACCCAAACTTTATTTTAAACCTATGCGCCCTGTAGATANNGANACTGGTATCAANGTTAGCGAGATGGTAACGCACGAAGATACAAAGAAGGCAATAACATCTGTCGTTTCTGTATCAGGTGAAGCACCATCACCGTTCTCCGCTGTTGAGGGTGGGTTTGATATAAACGCGAATTAATTTTATTTAAGGTAAATAGTTATGGCTAATCAAAATAGCACTTTTATGATACAAAACGTTGAGGCGCAATGGCCTCGTATAAACAAAACTTATAAATTTGATAGCGCAGAAAATCGCACAGTACCCTGTGACGCGTTTGACGATGGCGCTAAGTACGAGATTAAATTCCGTATGTCTAAAGACCAAGCTAAGGCTTTGTACTTGGGTATGTGTGAAGCGTATGAAGCCCGCAAAGAGAAAGGTTGGCCCGATAAAGTAGAGATGCCTTTCGCTAAAGATGATGATGGTATGTACTCTTACAAAGCCACCCTAAAAGGTGCTTATGGTAAAGAGGCTACATTAAAACCTGTACAATATGATTCAAAAGGGGTTAAACTACCTGAAGATTTCATGCTTACTACAGGTAGTACAGTCAATATCGCGGTGGTATTCGTACCATATAATATGCGAGAAGCAGGTATCTCATTACGTTTGAAAGCGGTACAAGTTATTAAATACGTACCAATGGAAGCGGCATCACCGTTCTCCGCTGTTGAGGGTGGGTTTGAGTTTTCTTCAGAAGATAATCCTTTCGAAGTTGTACAAGCCCCATCTGCAACCAACGTAATTGAAGCAGAGTTCGGGGAAGAAAAAGCCCCTGAACCAAAGAAAGTTAGCAAGAAGACAACTCCAAAACCAAAAAAGTCTGATGCTGATCTTGCGTCTGTCATAGACGACTGGGACGACTAGTCCAAAAAACTTAGCTAGGTATAACCGAAAAGGGCGCGTCATGCGCCCCTGCTATCTCCACCCTCGGAATTAGGAATGTATTATGGAAGCAGAAGTATTTCTCGATAAAGTAACGGGGAATGAAGGATACTACTGTTTATTTGCGGTCAAGCTAGGCCAGAAGGATAGACCACAAACGTTTCATACAACGTATGATTCGTTACTACAAGAAGCACGTAAGCTAGATGCTCGTGGGTACAGCCCATACTTTGCATTGGCTACGTTTGAAAAAAGTGGTACGCGCATAGCTGACAACGTAAAACAGTTAAAATCTTTCTTTATGGACATCGACTGCGGGGAAGGCAGAGATTATCCAACTAAGAAAGAAGGTCTTCAAGCCCTACAAAGATTTTGTAAGAAGGTTGAGTTACCTCGCCCACTACTAGTTGATTCTGGTAGAGGGGTACATTGTTACTGGCCTTTATCTGAAGCTGTTAGCAGGGATGAATGGAAGCCTGTAGCAGATCATTTGAAACAGCTGTGTAAGAATCATGGCTTTACTATTGATGCGTCAGTAACTGCCGATGCGGCTAGGGTACTGCGTATACCAACTACACATAACCACAAAACTGAGCCACCATCACCTGTTGAGTTCTACAGTGGGCATGTGCCTGACGATGTTACTCTTGAGGAGTTCTCTAAACTTATTGGTGCGGATAAAGTTCCTGTACCACAGAAGATAGAGTCACAACCTGCCACTGCTTTTATGGAAGCATTGATGGGTAACAAGCAACATAAGTTCAAAGATATTATTACTAGAGAATCTAGCTGTGCGCAGTTAGTTGACATAGTAACAAAGCAAGGCGAGTGTAGTGAGCCTATATGGAGAGCAGGTTTATCTATAGCTAAGTTCTGTTCTGATGGGCAGAAAGCGGCACACGTTATGTCTAAGAATCACCCTGAGTATTCTCCTGATGAAACACAGGATAAGTTCGATAAGATTAAAGGGCCATACTTGTGTTCTCACTTCGACGAGTTTAAGCAAGACGTATGTACTAAGTGTCCACACTGGGGGAAGATAAAATCGCCTATTAGTTTGGGAGGCAGTGTGCGTGAGGCTACCGAAGAAGACAACATAGTAGAAGTACCTGCCCTTGACCTACCAAATACACCTACTACCACCTATGTAATTCCTACATACCCCAAGCCATATTTTAGGGGGGCTAATAATGGTGGTGTTTATATACGCACATCCAATGATGAAGGTGAGCCAGACGAAGAACTTATCTACCACAACGACATTTACATCGTGAACCGCATTGTAGATATAGATCTTGGTGAAGTTGTAGTAATACGTTTACACCTACCACAGGATGGCGTGCGTGAATTTACTGTACCTCTTACAGCGATAACCTCACGAGAAGAATTTAGAAAGCAAATGTCCATGCAAGGCGTGGCAGTAACAAAGATGGATAAACTTATGACTTATATGACTACTTGGATTAACGAGTTACAGGCTACCACAAAAGCTGATAACGCCCGCGTACAGTTCGGTTGGACTGACGATAACCACGATGCGTTTGTTGTAGGCAACCAAGAAATATCAAGGAACGGTATTAAGAGCAACCCGCCCTCTAGGGCTACCGCAGGACTTATGAGTGCGTTTAAGCCTAAAGGCTCGTTGGAGCAATGGAAACAAATGGCTGCTTTCTATGATCGAGATGGGTTTGAGATGCACCAATATGTAATAGCTACCGCGTTTGGTTCTCCACTTATGGCACTTATGCCCATTGCTTGTTCGGGCTTCCATGTACACAGTAAGGACACTGGGCTAGGAAAAACCACTGCGCTGTATGCCGCGGCATCTGTGTGGGGCAACCCTAAAACATTGGTAGTTGAAGCAAAAGATACACAGAACTCAGTTATGTTGCGTGGTGAAGTTTATAAGAACTTGCCTTTATATATTGATGAGTTAACCAATGGCAAAGGCGAACAGTTGTCTGACTTAGTTTATCAATTATCTAGTGGTAGGCAACGTAACAGGATGTCGGGTAACACGAACACAGAAAGAACACGTGGTGAACCGTGGAGTTTGTTATCTGTATCTACAGGCAACACAAGTGTTATTGAACGCATCAGCACTTTCAAGAATGCCCCAAAAGCCGAAGCGGCTCGTATGCTAGAAACTAGGGCAGTTAAGTTATTTGATGAGGCTACTACTAAGCACTTAACTGATGCACACCAAACCGCTACCACTACTGTATATGGACACGCGGGGGTAGTATTCATGCAATACGTAATTAATAATTTAGATACAGTTATTGACCTACTAGAAAACGTACAACGCAAGATAGATGCTGCGGCACGGCTTACAGCGCAGGATAGATACTGGTCAGTAGGCGCTGCTGCTACGTTTACAGGGTACTTGATAGCCAAAAAGCTAGACTTATTGCCGTACGACACGCCTAAATTGATGAAATATACCCTAGGATTGCTTGAAGAGAACCAAGGAACGTCTAAAGGCTTAATATCTTCTACAGCAGATGTACTGAATGATTTCGTACACGAGCATTGGGGTAGCATACTAAAAATTAGAAGCACTGATGATATGCGTAAGAATCAAGATAATGGTATGGACGACCTAGTAATACCTGAGTCTGACCCTCGCATTAAGTTAGTAGGTAGGTATGAGACTGACGTTAAGAAGCTATACATAATACCCAAAGTACTAAAAGCATGGTGTGGTAAGCAACAGATAAACTACAGTTCCTTGATAGAAGAACTTAAAGATAAGTTCGATGGTAAGGCTGTAAAGATAAGACTTACTAAGGGCACATCAACTAAGATGCCACTGGCCCATGTGTTTTGTGTAGACTGTTCTAAGGTTGACCTAGAAGAAGATGCGGAAACTTGATGACATAGCACCAGATGGCGTACGTATTATCGTACGTTGGGATAGCATGGGGGTGGGCGCTTCGGTGTTTATACCCTGCATCAATGCTCGTAAAGCACGAGAACAAGTTAACGAGATATTTAAAAGGAAAGGTTGGAAATACCTAGCTAAAACCACCATAGAGAGTGACAAGTTAGGAGTACGTATATGGCGTACAACATAAAGTTTTAGGATATGGAGTAGCACTTCCCCTTTGCTACCCTTACCTTGCTCCCTGATGTTCCGAGGCATCGGGGAGTTTTTTTATTTATCCCACTGTTTATACTCTAATCTACTCTTTTCCATAGCCAACTGTAGCATCTGATTAACGGGGACACCATTATGCATAGTAGCGATTTTATCTAGCTGTGACTTGATTGACCGCTTAATAGTAGCTTCACTTATCAGGGCTTCTGGATGCCGTTCATTAAACTCTTTAATATCTTCATACACATCTCTAGCCGTGGACAAATCTTTTTCTTTCATGGCTCTAAAGTATAATTTATTTAGCTTCTGCCTACGCTGCATTATAGCGTTTGAAATCTTACCTTCAGCGGCACTTTGAGAAGTGCGGAAAGTATACTCTAGCGGAGCAAAGCCAAACACTTTAGTCGCTATCTCACCTACACCAATGTCTTCGTATATAAACTGACCACCACGAGTCTTAACACCATTATCCATGAAGTATCTACCTGCTTGTAAGGCGTTGCCAAAACCTGCAGGGGCAGCGGACTCAGCGGCTCTATAGTACTCTGCCTCACTGAAATCTTTGATACTACGCATAAATCTTTTGCCTGTACTTAATGCAGGGCCACCTAAATAGTACCCTATATTTTCTTCTAGGCTAGGATCACGCATGAATCTGTTTTCTTGTAGTATCAAGTCATTTAGTTTAATACGTGAGGATACGTCAACCCCTGTTAGTGTAGACAGTGGCCCTTTGAAGCCCATCTCACCTATGTGCTTACGTAGTATAGTATCGGCATCATCCTCTTCATCGTCTAAGAACAAATCCCAAACCATAGATATTAGGCCCCAGATAGGAATACCACCTAAGCCTGCAAACAAAGCGGAACTAAGGTGTATGCCGGCAACCTGCTTTATAGCAATCTTACGTTGCTCAGGGTTGTTTTTGTATAGTTGATTAGCAGCAGCTAGGCCAGACTTAATCATACTGCTGTTCATCATCATACCGTAACTCTTATACATCAAGGCTACACGACCAATGCCTTCCTTAGCTACAGGAGCAGTTGTTTCTAGTCTCGCGCCACCGTTAACTTCTTGAGCAGTATATACAGCCTCTTTTGCGGCAATAGCACGTAGTTGACCAATGTCAGTTGGTATATCAATCTCTTTACCCTGCCGCACACTAAAGTATTTCTTGCCCGCCTGTAGGTCTTCAGACATTTTTTGACGTACTAAATCGTACGAAGTAAGTATTGTAGTTTGGGTATTAAATCTCTCTGCGCCATTAAAGAAGAACGCTGAGAAGTGCGCAAGTTTATCTCTAGCGTTTGCTTGTTCACCTAGGCCCAGCTCTACTAAGGTTCTACTAGAGTATAACTTACCCTGCGCATGGGCTTCTTTAACCATAGGAATAATACTTTCTAGGTACTCTATGCGAGTTTTAGCATCTTCTGCATCTATAGCAGTTTTCTCTATATCTTTCTTAACGCTAGCTTTCAAGTTGTAGTTGTCATCGTAATATTCAATGAGGCTTATTTTTGCGCCCCCCACTACACTACCCGCCTGCGTAAAAGCGTCAATAGTATTACTAAGCCCATACCGTGCTGATAGGAAAGGAACAGCCACCAATGGAATTTGCGACAAGTTAACTACTGCCGAAGACACATTAAAACCAAGTGTATATAAGAAAGCCATCTGATTAAGCTCTTTATATAAAACTTCCATAGGCTTGTTGACCGCACCTGACATAGCAAACCTAGCATGCTTTTCTATAGCCACCTCTTTTAGGACTTGCGCTTTAGCCGTGTCAACAGTATCGTCTTCTTTAATTTCCTCGTATCGCGCTTCTATCTCTCGTCTTTTGTTAGATATATCCGCTATACTTTCTATCTTAGCCGCTTGAGCCGCCATGTTTTTAGTCTTAGTCTCTAGCGCAGTTAGCGAGTCTCCAACAAACCCAAATACGTTACCTCTACGTACCAGAGATCTATAAATAGACGACGCAGGCAACGCATTAACATACTGCTGTATAATCTGTTCCTGTACGGTTGCGTCAACCCCAGCTCCCGCTAGTATCTGTAATACGTCAGAAACGAAAGATCCACTGGGAGCGTTATCAATAAACGATTTACTGTCATCCGCTAAGTGAGGCTTTACGCTTTTAACATTGGGTAATTCTTTTAGTTTTGAAACATACGCATCTCTTTCAGAAACATTTTTAAATATCTCAAATCCCGGCTCTTCTCTTACCACTGCACCAGTCTTGTCGTCGGTTACTTCGTAAATATAACTAACTTGGAACTTACCTTCTTGCCGTATTAAGGGCCAGTATTCTTCTATAGTAGCCCGAGAAAGTAATGTTTTTACTATCCCGTCTAGCTGTTTACCTGCAGTAGCGTCCCCTGACTCAGAAACCTTGGTCGCTTCTTTTTTCAACGCGCGTATAACACCCTCGAACTGTTCTTTGTTTAATTTCTTTTCCGCGTTGTACTGCGCCTCTAATTCTTTTACCTCTTCAGGTTCAAGGCTGTCTAGCACATCTTGCTGCTTCCCGTATATTTCGTACAAGTCGTTCTGCTCATTGTCGAACTTACCTTTATATTGCAGTGAGCCCGCAAACGGATTAACGTCATACAAAGTAGCACCGTACTCGGTATTGTATATTAGGTCGTCATACGCCTTAACAGCTTTCTTACTTATGCGTTTTGCGCGTGCTTTCTTCTGATCTATTACTTTCTCTACTTTTTCTACCGCCTTAGACATACTACCGGCTTGGTTGTTTATTACTTCGTGTAACTCTGTTACTAAGTTACCAAACCCGTTTGCCCTAGCTAGATCTCCTAACGTGTGTAGGTGCACACCCATTGCTAGGCCTCGAAGCCCTGCCTTACCAGCAGTTAAGTTTTTCCAAAAGTTTTTAAGGGAACTAGTAGATTCTACTTCTTCACGGATAGGACGTAGTGCTTCGTCAATACCTTTAGCCATTTGGCTAGGATCTAAGTTGTAGTTATTAGTGAAGTTCTCGGGTGTAGGGTTCATCAATAACATAACAGCATCGTCTACCACTGATAGCTTAGAATTAACGGGCACAGTGCCAAAACCTGTCATAATGTTAATGAAGTTTTTAAATATGTTTACAAGTTTTTGCCACGCACTTATTCCTTCAACGTCCTTTATTTGACCAAGCCTTCTGCGGAATATGGGGTTACTTTGTGATTCTGCAATAAATTCTCGTATGTTTTGTCCTTCAGCATTAGGGTCTAAGAACGGTTTTAACTCGTCAAATAATTTTTTAAGTTGTTTTGCAGGAACACTATTTATGTTGTTTTGGTACGATATATCCGTGGTAGCATGTACAGCTTCGTGCATTACAAGGTGTATGGATATAGGTACGTTTTTATTTAGTACTATAGCGTTTGACCCATGAAAAAATACGCCATGAATTATAGTATTATCTGAAGCGTACTTCGGGGGCATTCTGTTTTTTATGCCTGCATCAGTGTCAAAACTAACCGAAGTAGTGCCTATGTTAGCAGCTAGCCCTCGCGCTATAGTCTTCATCTTACTATTTTCTACAGTCTTAGCTATTTCTAATAACGCTTCTTTTAAGTCACCTTGCTCTAATAATTTTTTAGTTTTGGCAGACACGTTTTTAGTTATAGCTTCAACAGCTTTAGGGTCTGAATTGTACATACTATACCCTTGCGCTAGTGCTGCAGCAGCAGACTCGGAGTATTCTATGGCTTCTTCTATAGTAGCCTTTTTCAAGTACTTTAAGCCTAGATCTGCCTGCATCAAGGAAAGACCGGCTATAGTAACTTTTTCGCTGTTAAGTCTTTCAAGTGCAGTATCTATTGCCGCTTCTTTCTTAGTGCGGGGTTTGGCTTTTTCCTGACCTAATTCTTTCTTTTTAGCACCAACCGCAGCTTTGGCTTGCCCTACTTTACGTGAGGCAGTTACAGCGCGTGCGCGCAATACTTTTAATTCTTTTATGGTTTCTACAGGATTAGTGCCTGCTTCCGCATACTCACGAGCGTTTTGAAAATCGTTTGGCTTACTTAAATCTGTTTTGGGGTTTTTCACTAACTTAGCAAAATTGTTATCTGCGTCTAACTTAGCCTTGTCTTCTGTACTTAACTTAGTTTCGTCGATGTCTTTAACTTTACCAGCTTCTACTTCAGTGCGTTTACCACCTTTAATTATAGTTACTGGCCCCGCGGCACGTTGCCTGTCTATCATACGTCTAACTTGCGCAGACGCTTTTTTCTGTGCATCACCTGCTTTTTTGGGCGTTGTTTTCTTTTCTTCTATTGCTTTTTCAAACGCAGCAGCTTCTTTCTTAAACTTGCGCCTTACTTGCCGTAGCTGACGGTTTGTTTCTTTACTTAGGTTAGCTTGCATCCAATCTACAACGGCTTGAGCATTTGCTCCACCTGTACCCACGGTATAAGTTTGTAGGGGGTCTTCAACTTTGGCACCTTTCGTAGGTTTATATACAGCTTTGCTATCAGGGTCAGATACTTCGTATATAGCTGCGTACAAGCCGTCCATAGGAGTTTTAAAGTTATTTAAATACCTAATTACTTTAGCGTCCGCTTGAAGGGATTTTTTATTCAACTCAAACTGTTTAGTCAGCAGGACGAGTTTGTTTTTTTGTGCCTTAGTTCTTTTCTTTTCGGGTATAGCTTCTAATGTCTTAATATCTTCTGGCTGTCTAGATGTATCTTTTGCCGCACCTTCACTCACTAGTTTATCCAGTCGCGTTATGTCGTCTTTATACGCTTCATGGGCACCAACTAATTTTTTACTAGCTTTGAAAGATAACTTTTTAGTTTTAGCATCGTACGTAGGAACGTCGCTGATGCTAGGTTCTCTTACGTCCTCTTCAGCTACAATAGTATCCGGCTGGGCATCGGCTTCTAGTGCTTGTAGCTCATCTACTTTAAGACGCAAATTACGCAGTTGTTTGACTTTAGCACTGCCCGATAGTTTACTCTTAGGTTTTACTTTGGGTTTTACTGTAGCGTTTGACTTTCTCGCTCGTCTAGCAGGTCTTCCAGTGTCACTGACACTATCAGCCAGTCCTCCTTCGACAGGTCTTCCAGACTCTTCGGCACTCTCAGTACGCTCGACTCCCACGACTCCTGCACTACTAGGAACGCTGTCTCCAGTTGTTTCTG